GAAGTAACGTATCACCACCACCCCATAGTTCTGCCATTACCTATAATGATCATTGAGCATGTTGCAACATGAAGTAGCACCCAGCCAGTTCGGATAAGTGCTACTGCATCTGCTCGGTTGTTGTCATCATATGCTTTTTGGCCTATGGCTTTACACCAATATTCCCACATATGAATAACTCCTACATACTATTCTTTTTTTCTTGAATTTCTTTACGGCGTTCTTTAGATAACTTACCTAAGTCACCTAGTGCTTTACGTGCTCTTGCCGCTGAGGCTTTAATGCCTTTACCTTCAAACGTGTCGTGTTCTGTTAGGTAGTTGTTAAATGCTTGTACGATTTCTTCGTGATTAGTCATGCCTTTTTCTCCTTTAAGTGATTGCTATGCCTGATGTTTGGGCAACGTATTGTTTTCCAATTTCTGCTTCTGTTTTTGCTACACAACTTACTGAAGTTGCTTGCAAGTTAAATTTGCCGTCTGGGCTTACGCTGAACATAAAAGGTGCTAGTCCTAGTCCTTTTTCTCCTGCAATAAGTACCATTGGCTTTCTTACTGTATAAGCCTTGTCGCTTTCTGCTTCAAGTCTTGCTACAATTTCTTCGCCTGAGCTTAGTTTTAAAGATACTGTGTCTCCGACTGTATATGGTGCTTCTATTAACATTATAATGTAAATCCTGTTCCGTTGTATCCGGTGTCTTCAATGTATGCAGCTAATTTATCATATCCGCCGATGCTGTCGCCGTTAATACGAATCTGTGGAACTGTTCTAGCACTTGGGAAGTTCTCTAGGAGTTCTTCTTTAGTATAGTCAGTACCGAGTGATTTGTATGTGTACGGTAGTTGACGCATTTCACAAAATGCTTTTGCTTTGTCACAAAATGGACATTGCGGTTTGCCAAATATTTCAATCATTATAAACTGAATCCTTTTAGACTGTCTTTATCAACGTCTTGTTTAATGCCACCAATGATATAACTTTCAACTTCTGTCTCCTGCGGTGCAACTTGCAAGCCTGAGCTAGATAGCCAATGCTGTGTCCATGGTAGCGGGTTAGTGTTTACTGGAGCATCAAATATTGCATTCATGCCCAGTGCCTTTAGTCTACGGTTTGCAATGTACTCTACGTACTGATGCAATAGTGTTTCATTTAATCCAATGATAGAGCCATCTTTAAATAGATAGTCAGCCCAATCTTTTTCTTCTGCAACACATTCACGCCATAAGTCATATACTTCTTCCTGACACTCTTTAGCAATACTTGCCATTTCTGGATCGTCTTTGCCTTGCGCCCACAACTTTAAAATGTGTGTGCTTAGTGCTAGGTGCTGTGCTTCATCGCGAGCAATTAATGAAATAATCTTTGCAGATCCTTCCATTAGTTTTAGTTCGCCAAAAGCAAATGTACATGCAAATGATACGTAAAAACGTAAACCTTCTAAGATGTTAACAGTTTGCATTGCAAGATAAAGTTTCTTCTTAACTTCACGCATGTTGCCTTTGTTGCGATGTGTATAAGCATCAGCAGCTTCTGTAAAGGCATCGTAATGTTTAGTTACACTTGTTGCTCTAGCAATGATCTTTTCATCATCTAAGATAGTATCAAACACTTCTGACGGGTCAGCGTACACATTCTTCATAATGTGTGTGTAGCTACGTGAGTGGATTGTTTCAAAGAAATCCCAAGTAACAATGCAACCTTCTAGTTCAGGAAGCGAAACATGCGGCAAAAATGCTAAACATGGACCACGTCCTTGGACACTGTCAAGTAAGGTTTGATATTTCAAGTTGGAAGTAAAGATGTGCTTCTGCTCTGGACGGAAGTTTGCAAAGTCAGCTCTATCTTTTTGTAGACTTACTTCTTCAGGTCGCCAAAAGTATCCTAGCATAGTTTGATTTAGTTTATCAAACACTGGGAACTTAAACACATCATAACGTTGTGTATTCTGATCTGCACCAAAGAACATATTCTGTTTAGTGAAGTCTACTTTTTCTTTATTAAAAACTGTTTTTGCCATCTCTTACTTTCCTTATACTTTATTATTGTACACTATCACGGTGATAGTGTCAACCACTAAATTGCGCATGCCTCGCAATATTCTTCTTCTGTGTCAAAGTCTTCTCTTTGTGGAAGTGCCTCTAACGGTTTGTCATCTTCTAGTTCACTTGGATCTGTTTTATAATCATACGTGTTTTGATAGTAACTAGTCTTCCAACCTAACTTGTAAGTTGTAAGCAAGTCTTTAATCATTACACTCATCGGCACTTCGTTGTCTGGGAAGTGTGTAGGATTATAACTCCAGTTGCCACTAATTGCTTGATCAAAGAACTTCTGCATAACAGCTACTACATTTGTATAACCTTCGTTGCTTGGCATATCCCAAAGCAATGTGTAGTGGTTCTTTAGAGTTTGATACTGTGGAACAATCTGCTTAAGAGGCCCTTTCTTGGACTTCTTAACGGACAGGTAGCCTCTAGGTGGTTCAATTCCGTTTGTTGCGTTCGACACAACGGACGAGCTCTCCGAAGGCATTTGTGCGGACAACGTTGAGTGCCGTAGTCCGTGTTCCTTGATGTCAGATCGTAAACTATCCCAATCATAGTTTAATTTGTTCTCCACTATTGTATCTACATCCTTTTTATATGTATCAATAGGAAGGATGCCGTCGCTGTATTTAGTGCGGTGGAAGTACTCACAAGCACCTCTCTCCTGCGCTAATTTGTTGCTGGCACGTAATAGATAGTATTGGAAAGCTTCTGTTAAGTCATGTACTAGTTGCCAAGATTTTGAATCACTATACTGTGAATGATTCTTAGCAAGGTAATGTGCTAGACCAATGTAGCCTACACCTAGTGAGCGTCTTGCTTTTGTGCTAATCTCTGCCGCTTTGATTGGGTAGCGTTGATAGTCAATAATTTCTTCTAGTGCTCTTACTGCCAGTTCACATAGTTCTTCCAAGTCGTCTAGTGATCTAATTGTGCCTACGTTAATAGCACTTAGGATACACAATGCAATTTCGCCTTCTTCGTCATCAATGTGTTGTAGTGGCTTAGTTGGTAGTGTAATCTCTTGACACAAGTTACTCATGTATACTTTGTCTTTGAATGAGCTGTGTGTATTACAGTGATCAACATTCATAATATAAATGCGTCCTGTTTCTGCACGTTCTTTGATCAACGCAGAAAATAATTCCATAGCTGGGATAGAACGTTTCTTTATGCTAGTTGCACGTTCGTACTTCTCATATAGCTCTTGGAACTTGTCAGCATCACCAAAGTATGCTTCGTAAAGACCTGGCACATCATGCGGCGAGAAAAGAGTTATATCGCCTCCAGATAATAATCTTTCATACATAGTTTTGTTAAGCTGAATTGAATAGTCTAGTTTACGTACACGATTGTCCTCTGTGCCTTTGTTGTTCTTTAGTACAAGGATGTCTTCAATCTCTTGATGCCAAAAAGGGAAGTGTGTAGTTGCACTGCCGCCACGTACACCATTCTGTGTACAACAACGTACAGTTGCTTCAAACTTCTTTAGGAACGGGACAATACCTGTGTGTGCTACTTCCCCGCCTCTGATTCTTGCATTGACGCCTCTGATGCGTCCCGCATTGATGCCGATACCCGCTCTTTGTGCTGTGTATCTACCAATCGACATATCGCTTGCGAAGATACTATCAAGGGTGTCATCGCTATCAACAAGGACACACGAAGCAAACTGTCGCACAGGCGTTCTGACTCCGGCCATGACTGGCGTTGGGATATTAACTTTAAAAAGTGAGGTCGCATCGTAGTATCTCCTTACGTAATGCATACGTGTTTCTGCTGGATAGTTAGCAAACAATGTTGCTGCAATCATCATATACATAAACTGAGGAGTTTCAAACAATTCACCTGATGAACGATCCTGTACTAGATACTTGTCAACTACTTGACGCATGCCTGCATAGGTAAAGTTTTCATCACGCTTATGTTTAATGTAACTGTCTAATGATGCAATCTCTTCATCAGTATAAGACTCAAAAATCGCTGGGTCATATAACCCGCGATCAATATTCTTTTGAATAATTTCTTTGAATGGAATTGCTAAGAACTCTCCAAACACTTGCTTGTATAAACCGTAACTTAACAAACGTGCCGCAGCATATTGATAGTTAGGTGCATCTAATGAGATAAGATCATTAGCACTACGCACTAAAACTTCTTGAATCTCTCCAGTAGTCATGCCATCATAAAACTGTAAGTTAGCATTCATCTCAATCTGGCTACTACTTACGCCAGCTAAACCTTCACATGCATGTTCTACTACCTTGTGAATTTTATTAATATTAATTGGTTCTTTAGCGCCGTCTCGTTTTACGATGTAGATACCATTTGACATTCTTTTTCTCTCCATAATCTTCTTTAATTAGTGTGATATTTAGTTTAACTTAGGCATGGCATATACTGTTTGCGACTGTAAATCCATTGGTAAATCTTTCTTCAAAACTACTTTATTATTGTCATACCCGAGTACATAATCGTCTACAAAAAGTAGGTAAACATAGCTTAAACTTTCGAGTGTACAGATATGTATCTCAAATTCAGACCCCTTAAAACGGTCTGTTAACTGTAATGAATAACACATACCTAGTACGGTGCAGAACTCATCATACTGATTCTCATAAACTAACTCCCAGGGGTCTGGCCACATGTCTTGTGACCAAGGATCGGTATGTACACTGACATACGGAGCCTGCTTATAAAAGTCAATTACTTCTTGAAAAGGGTCTGCAGCAACTTCTAGTTTTTGCCGAAGAGAGCTCCAAGAATTTAGTCTTTGTTCATAATTTTTATGAAACATTTATCATTACACAGTTTGTTTCGTTTTCACTTTAAATTTAAATTTACTTCTTGCTTCAGTTGGTAAGCCACTAGCATTAGACTTAACAATGATTGTGTTTAAGTCTGGCGTATTGCCTACATTATCTAGTATAGCATCAAAACTAATTGTGTCAAGATATAAATCATCGCCTAAGTAATCGTATTCGTCCGAAACTAGTAATGATGGTGTGCCGTTAGCTACATCAGTAGTTGCATTAACGACAATTTGCATGGTACCTGAACGCATTCCATTGTACCCTTGCTCTGACATTGATGTGTATTCAATGACAAA